AAAATAAGCTATTTTTAGACATTATAAATACTAATTACGGTATTCAGGTTAAGGAAACATTAAAAGCGAATAATATTTCCAGTGATATTCAAATAGCTCTCGACTTGGGGCAGTTATACAAGTCAATAAAACCAATAAATTCAGAAAATATTTTCATAGAGATATTCAATACTGCTGTGAAAATTTCAGAGAAAGGGAATAGTGACGCATTTTTCGTAACAGGATTAGTTAAAATTTAAAATTAATAAACAACATGAGTATTTTAAGTAAAGCAGAAAGGTTGGCTGAAATAGCCGAGGATTTAGTATCCACAATCGAGGATAATGAGGCAGAATTAGATGCATTCAGGGACGAGAATAGAGAATTGAAAAGTAAAGTAGATGAACTAGAGGGTGATTTAGAAGAGTTCCAGGGTGATGGAATTACAGTTATTGTTAATATTCAATCCGAAAACCATATCGTCGCAGACTGGGCCGCAGAAGAAGTTGCTAGGATAATAAAAGCTCATGGCACAGTGAAAGCATACGAAATTTTCAAATCAATTAAATAATTACAAACATGGACGCAGAAACAAAAGCACAGTTGGACGAAAAAGCCAGCAAATTGACAGTACAGATTGAGTCTTTAGAGGCTGAAAAGAAACGTACTGCAAAAGAATTCAAAGAAGATATTGATGGGTTAAAGCTACAAAGGGCTCACATTCTTCTCCAGCTTTATCCACTTGGTCAATCAGAAACTGAAGGTTAAGATGGGAGTATTAAATATTAGACCAGTAGTACGTGGTGGTTCTAAAGTTATTATAGGAATTGCTGGAGTCTCAGGCTCTGGCAAAACCTATACTGCTTTGCAAATCGCTAGAGGCATGGTATCAAAACCTTCAGAGATTGGTTTTTTGGATACTGAAAATAAACGTGGTTCTCTTTATGCTGATATTCTTGATGGGCAATTCTTAATTGGAGACTTATATGCACCATTCTCGCCAAAGAGATATGCTGAGGCAATAAAAGAGTTTCAAGATGCTGGAGTAAAAGTTTTGGTGATAGATTCTGTTTCGCATGAATGGGAAGGAGAAGGCGGCTGTGATGATATTGCGAATGCCCCATTACTTCAAGGTAAGAGGATGGCAAATTGGAAAGGGGCTAAATCTGAGCACAAGAAATTCATGAATGCTCTTTTGTTTTGCGATATGCATGTAATTTGCTGTATCAGAGCTAGGGAAAAGACAGATTTCAAAGACCCAGTAAAGCCGGTTTCTCTTGGAATACAGCCGGTGTGTGAGAAAAACTTTATGTTTGAGCTTACGGCATCTGTCTTGATGGAAAATGAAGGAAAAAAACAGACACATCTTAAAGTTCCATCATTCCTTAAGAAATCTTTTGGCAATGGAGATGTTTATCTTGGACCGCAATTAGGTAAGGATATTATCCAATGGGTAAGTCAAGGAGAGCAAGAGGACCCAGAGGTGTCTAAGTGTAAATCAGAGATGCTTATGGAGTGCGAAAAGGGGTTAGACGCTTTGACGGCTAAATTTATGGCGTTAAGTCCAGAACTAAAACAGAAAATGAAACCTCATATGGGTATCTACAAAGAATCTGCCATTGCTTTTGATGAACAACGTAAACTTGAAGCTGGAACTCCTGATGACATAGCTCTTGATGCCGAAACACAAAGGGTTGTCGATTCAATGAATGAGATTCAAAACCTGACTCAACTTGAAGCATCTAAAGAATCTTTCGATATGAGTAATCCGTCTATTCGTGAAGCCTACGACAAAACCGTAAAACTCCTTTCAGAATGATAGAGAATTTTAATGATTACAAATTTAGGTGTAGCTCTTTGTCTGATATTATTCCAAATCAGAAAACCATGGCTTTTACTGAAACAATTAGAAAAGCTATCAGAAAAAGATTTGTAGAAGAAATTACGGGAACACGGAAAGATATTCACTCTAAATACCTAGATAAAGGTATCTCTTGTGAGCCAGAATCGACGAAGTTACTACAAGTGGCACTTTATCCCATATCGAAAGGAAACGCGGTCATAAACGCTAAAAAACAGCGAAAAGAAAACGCGTATATTTCTGGTGAAACTGACCCTATTGTAGATGGTATAGTTTATGATTTAAAAAACGCTTACGATGAGTACACTTTCGAAGAGGCTGAACTATCTTTGAAGTATGAATGGCAACTAATGGGATACATGTGGCTCCATGGTTTAAAAAAAGCCCGGCTATTTTATACTCTGAACAACATGCCAGAGTTTCTTATCCAAAGAGAAGAGCAGAATCTATTATACTCAAGAGATGTGTATTATGAAGGAGATTTTGATCCGAGGTATATGGAGGCGTGTAGACTGCTCAGAGAACGATACAAGTACGATAGATTGCCATTATGGGAACGATTCAAACTTTGGGATGTAGCATTTGATGAAGATAAGATTCCAATCATTATCAATGCCGTAACTACTGCCAGGAATTACATGAATGAGTTATTAGTAGATAGAGCCGAACATATCAGAACAAATAAAATACTCATGGGAGTAGAATAAATACTGTAAATTAGTTAATCCTCAAACATAATCGGCACTGATATCATTTCGGTGCTGATTTTTTTTGTTCAATATCTAATTCTTTTAGGTCATTATTTAGTTTTTCAGTCCGAAGCTTTTCTTTCTCAAGCTCCAGTTGAATTACCATTAAATCTCGCTTTACCCATTGTTTCGCAACGTTTACCGCAATAGCAATAGCAGATATGACAAACATTCCAATCTGTACTTTGTACTTTACCATAAGAGATTCTGTGAAAGCTTTAAATGCAGGGTCGTTGAGTGGCTCTTCCATAGATGTGAGCATACTAAGCAAAAGAAAGAAGGAGAATAATGCAGAACCTATTAATTTACTTAGCCCATACTCAGCCATGTTACGAATTTTCTTATACTCAAAATTAGCTTAGTTTTACTTAAGATAAAAGCAATTAAGGTACTAGTGCCAATAAAAATCAAATGTGGCCCATTTGTTACTGTCTCAAAATCAAAGAAAATATTAGACAAAAAATATAACATAGAACCGAATCTGATAAAGCTAATCAAGATACAGAAGTCTTTTAGGTACTTATTCGTCACTATTACGGCATAGATTGAAGCTGCAGATGATATCAAATAAGACCCGACAATAACACTCCAAACTTTATCCATGATACCATACTCCTCCTGGTACTGGGTCCAGAAAGTGATTAGTGTAACAAAAAATAGCCCCATATCGAATGCGATTCGTTTTTCGAGGCGTGTCATACTGTTCGTTTAATTATAGTCATTATTTCGTCAAGGCAATTGTTTAGTATTGATTCTTTTGTTTCTTCTAATTCTAATGATTCACAAAATTCAGTAATCAAGTTCCAATGCGAACTCGAATTAATATCATTTGTGTTTGCCCATCCGGCTATCTCTTTTGAAATTTTAGAGATTAATTCTTTTTGCTGTTCTGTTGGTTTCATAATGATTCTTTTAATTTAAGTTCTACAATAGCGTATTTATGTCGGTGACAATAGTAATTCGATATTTCAAGCATAGGATAATTTTCAATTATCATTTCACCGTTATCTCTTGCCTTATCACAACAGTCGTCATCGTTTTTACAGTCACTGTCAGTATAGTATTCCTCACAAACAATATCTCCGTCTTCAACAAAAACGGCTTCAAAAATGTCACCGTACTTTTTCTGTATCTCTAATGCTATTTCTTCTAAGCTCATGATATTTATTGTTTTTTATAAATACCCTTCTTGCATAAACACAAATTCTAATATTTCTTCGTGGTATCCACCAACTAATCCATATCTCGGGTCGTGTATATCTTGCTTAGGTACACCCATTGACCTACTACGGCTCGAGCATTTCCTGCCTAAGATATTAGCTTGCGATGGTGTTACTTTCACCTTATTAAGACTTGCAAATCCAACGACAGTGTAATAATCAATTCCACTTGTTAGTTGTTTTGCTTCTATTTTATCAATCCTATTGTTAACTTCTTCTATTTTCTTAGCTTGCTCTTGCAATAAAGCAACACTCATAGCCAATATGTCTAGTTGGCTCATTGGTTGTATAGCTTTTTTAGTTTGTTTCTCACATTCAATGAAATAATTTCGTGCCTCTTCACCCTTCTCGGTTCGTGCCATCATTGATAATCTTTTTGAGAAGTCCAATGAAAGTGCGTAATCTTTACTTTCGTTACCGTTCAACACAATGTTGAACCCCTCCCAATCTTCGCTTTCTTTTGCAAAAGAATTTTCTTCAATATTCTTTTTTGCCCACCTGGCAAAAGCAGCCTTATTGAGTCCTAAAAAATCGTACAATTCTCTTGCACTTACAACTTGTTTACCATCTGCGTCAGTCGCCACTTTAATCAACTCTTGCATAATTTTAAAATAAAAAAGCCTTAACTGGCTCTTACGCTTGACAAGGGTGTACAATAACCCAACGCTTGAACCAATTAAGGCAATATGTCTTTCATGTACTTTTGGCTGTCAAACCATTAGTTGCGGATATGGGATTCGAACCCACGACCTGAAGCTTATGAGGCTTCCGAGCTAGCCAACTGCTCCAATCCGCACTGCAAATATAAAACCAATTCTGATATAAACAAAAAAAACAGACCCAAATTGAGTCTGTCTTTCTAACAATAAATCTATTCAGCCATTAAACAAATTCTTATCCATCTCCACCACCTTTCTTCGGCTCACCACCGTCGTCACCTTCTGTAAGGAACACTCCCTCAAGTTCGGTATATATCGGCCAGAATGCAATCTTTTCATTTTTTGTGTCGTCGTCATCTTCAGTGTTCTTGACAAACATACCCTTCAATGAGACTGGAGTAATATCAAGGTCTGGACAAACGAAATCTTTTTGGGCTTTTTTGATCTGAGAATCAGCTTCTTTGATAACCTTTCTCGCTTTCTCTTCATTTTCGAGAACAACTTTGTGCGATCTCAACTCTTTGTACTCTTCCTGGATTGACCCAATCTTTGTTGTAGTTGCTCGTGTTGCATCCTCCAAGGTATCGATTATCACACGGATATCTTGTCTTTGGTTCTTTGAAAGTAACAAACACTTTCCTCTGAGTGTTTTTAGATTTTGGAGTGCCGATACAGCTTTGTCGTAGGTCAATACTAACTTCTTGTCTTCTTTTGCCATTTTGTTTTATTGTTTATGTTTTAACGAATCATTTTCTTGAGAAAGTCTTTTATAGTCCTTAATGATATACTGGATAGCCTCTACATCGGAAGTGTACCCTGCAGAATCTATCTGCTTAAATCGTTCAATGTTAGACCTTATCGAGTCATAGCTCACACTATCTTCTAACTGAGTTTTGATTACCGTAGAGTAAGCCACTTTTACACTGTCTTTTATTGCATCTTTACTGATGCGAGAGTAAAATACGACAAGTAAAACACTTACACAAAGCAGCACCAAAAAAGTACCAACCTTGTATTTATCATTCTTTTCCATTTTTTCTTGATTTTAACGCCACCTCCAGAAATGAGTTCCATGCCGATAAGCCGACCTTTTTTGATATTTCAATAATTTCTTTAATATTTTCACAAAATACACCTATACCTATTGCCACAAGTATATCATTTGCCCCAGTCCTATCTGAGATTATTTTAGTCA